CACATTTAATTATTGAGGACGAAGCATGGTGGAGAGAACGCATAGGATTTGCTATGAATATGCAGATAGTAAACATGTACACAAATAAAAAACAAAGAATTGATGTAGAGTTAATGCATGGATAAACTAATACCAGGAGAACCATTAATATATGAAAGAGCTGACGGAGTTACATATGCTAGATATAGAGATAAGCCGGAGATAAAAAAATGGATTATAGGTGGTGATCCAGCAGGTGTAGCTAGGGCACAGGGTAAATTATTAGATTACGGTGAATGGCAAAATTTATGTGAAGTTGCACAGACAAACGAAACACTAAAAAAACAACTTACTAATTTAGTCAACACCTACTATATGGTAAAGGATACAAAATGAGAATTATTGCAGGACCATGTCAACATGAATCATTATCGCAAAGTCTAGAGATAGCACAAGAATGTAAACGTGTATGTGATAAGTTAGATATAGATTATATTTTTAAAGCAAGTTTTGACAAAGCAAACAGGACAAGTATGAAAGGTGCAAGGGGTAAAGGATTAGATGTTACCTTAGAAGCATTCAGAACAATGAAGTTGCAAATTGCTAATTTGCAAACATTAACAGATGTTCATGATACTCATCAAGTTAAACTTATAAAAGATAATTATAATGATGTAGTAGATGTATTACAAATACCTGCATTTTTATGTAGACAGACAGACTTAATAAGAGCATGTGTCGATACAGGCAAAATTATTAATATCAAAAAAGGCCAATTCTTAGCACCTTGGGATATCGGCGGTATACTATCAAAAACTGAAGGTGCAAAAAGAGTATGGATTACAGAAAGGGGTACTAGTTTTGGATACAACACTTTGGTTGTGGACTTCACAGGAATGGCTTATATTATGGATAATTACGGCACCGATCTTATTTTTGATGTTACACACAGCGTACAAAAACCTGGAGGCTTGGGTGGATCGTCAGGTGGAAATAGACTTTACGTTCCACGTCTTGCCAAAGCTGGCGCGGCGATCGGAGTCAGAAGTTTCTTCATCGAAGTCCATGCAGATCCAGAAGTAGCTCCTAGTGATGGACCTAACATGATAAAATTAGATGACTTTGAAAAACTCGCATCTGATTTAAAGAAGCATGGTAGCATTTAAATAGACAGAAGGGAAAAACTATGTATAGTTTAGCACACGACACTTGGAATGATAAAGAATTGATTGCGTTACAACGAGTAATGGATAGTGGCAGATACACAATGGGCCCCGAAGTTGCAAAGTTTGAAAACGAATTTGCAGAACACGTTGGAGCAAAGTTTGCTGTAATGACTAATAGTGGAAGTAGTGCAAATTTAATTGCATTGACTAGTATTGTACAAAATCCAAAATATAATTTAAATGCAGGCGACGAAGTTATTGTGCCAGCTGTTAGTTGGAGTACAACATTCTTTCCTGTGCAACAAAATGGCTTAGTTCTTAAATTTGTAGACATTGACAAAAATACACTTAACATAGATCCAAACCTTGTTGAACAAGCGATTACAGAAAAAACAAAAGCAGTCTTTGCAGTCAATTTACTAGGTAATAGTTGTGAACTATCTGTCCTCAAACGTATATGCGATGACAACGATCTTGTTTTAATTGAAGATAATTGTGAAAGTTTTGGAGCAAGTCATCAAAACAAATATTGTGCGACTTGGGGCGCAGCAGGAACCTTTAGTTTCTTCTTTAGTCATCATTTGCAAACAATGGAAGGCGGCATGATTGTTACAGATGATAAGGACCTATGTGATTATATGAGAAGTTTGCGAGCACACGGTTGGGTAAGAGATATAGGAGATAACAGCTCTTTATACACTAAATCAGGCGACCCATTTGAAGATAGTTTTAGATTTGTTTTGCCTGGCTATTGTGTAAGACCTTTAGAAATGAGCGGAGCAGTTGGACAAGTACAATTAAGTAAAGCAAATGATATGTTGGATCAACGCATTGTAAACAGTAAAATTTATCATCATCTGTTTGACAATGTTGATTATGCTAGGACACAAACACCTACACAAAATAGTGTCCATAGTTATTTTGGATTTAGTTTTGTCTTAGAAAATTTATTGTTAGATAGGCGGGCAGAGGTTATAAACTTATTCAAAGAACACGGTATTGAATGTAGGCCTATTGTTGCAGGAAACTTTATGCGTAATCCTGTAATCGAAAGACTTAATTATACTACGTTTGGTACATACGATGCGGCAAATGAAATACATGATCAGGGATTTTTCTTAGGAAATGATAACAGAAACTTAGAAACACAACTTACAAAAGTCAAAGAACTTATGGAGACAATAGAATGAAAACAGCAGTAATAACAGGATTTCCTGGACAAGACGCTTGCTACCTTGCAGATTTCTTATTGAACAAAGGTTATAAAGTAGTAGGTATGATTAAAAGATATACAATCCCTAATTGGAATAATATAGACTATCTGCATTTACGTGAAAGAGGATTGATTTTAGAAACAGGAGATGTTACTGATATAGGTAGTGTATTTGATATTGTAGAGATACATCAGCCTGATGAGTTTTATAACTTAGCCGCCCAAAGTTATGTTGGCGGCAGTTGGCGTCTAGCACATGTTACCAGTGACGTTGATGCAATTGGTCCATTAAATTGTTTAGAAGCTGTCCGCCGTATAAAGCCAACCTGTAAATTCTATCAAGCAGGCACTAGCGAAATGTTTGGTAACAGCAACGACGATGGCTGGCAAAGTGAAACAACAAATATGATGCCGCGTTCACCGTACGGTGTTGCAAAACTTTACGGGTTTCATATTACTCGTAACATGAGAGAAAGCTATGATATGTTTGCATGTAGCGGAATATTATTCAATCATGAATCACCAATAAGAGGTATAGAATTTGTTACTCGTAAAATAACAAACGGCGTAGCATTGATAGCAAAAGGTAAAACTGATAACATACAATTAGGTAATTTAGATGCACAAAGAGATTGGGGATTTGCAGGTGACTTTGTTGAAGCTATGTGGATGATGTTGCAAGCAGATAAGCCGGTTGATTATGTTTGTGCAACAGGAGTAGTTCACAGTGTACGTGATGTATGTAAGGTAGCTTTCGAACATGCAGGTATAACAGACTGGGACAAGCATGTGGTTACAAATCCAGAATTTATACGTCCAGCTGAATTAGATTATTTGCGTGGTGATGCACACAATTTACGTAAAGATTTAGGATGGGAACCTAAGACAAACTTTAGACAATTGATTTGCAATATGGTAGATGAGGATCTAAAGAGATACAAATGAATGTATTTGTAACAGGTCATACAAGCGGCTTAGGCAAAGCAATTTACGATACTTGCATCAGCTATGATTATCATACAGTAGGACTAAGCAGAACAAACGGTTTTGATCTAGCAAAGAATTTAGAAAACTTTGTCCAAAGAGACTATTGGGATGTCTTTGTAAATAATGCTTATTACTCTTGGGCACAGACAGATTTGTTATACAAACTATTTGAAAAAAATAAAGATAGAAATTGTATGATTATTAACATAGGTAGCGTAAGTGCAGATGGTAACTATGATGTAGTCAATCCTTATGCAGTACATAAAGCCGCACTAGACAAAGCATGTATGCAACTGCAACTAATAGATAGCGAATGTAAAGTAGTACAAGTTAAATTAGGAAGAATGGATACACCTTTAGTAGCAAATAAAAAAGCTAGAAAAATGGATACAAAAGATATTGCAAAAATAATTATAGATCAAGTAATGCTTTCTCCTAAACAAATGCTAATAAAAAACTATACAATAGATGTAATGCACAGTAGGAGACCATTATGAACGCAGCAATACTGATACCAGCTCGTTGGGCAAGCACAAGATTTCCAGGTAAACCATTAGCTACACTAAACGGCGTACCGTTAATTAAACGTGTTTATGATATATGTAAAAGCACTGATATAGATACATATGTATTATCAGACAATCAAGAGATATACAATGTTATTGGACCAAATTGTATCTTAGATTACACTCCTTATAATAACGGCACTGAAAGGTGTCAAGGCGCTCATAAAAAAGGTTTTTTCAATTACAAGTATTATATTAATGTACAAGGTGATATGGCTGACGTTACACAAGAAATAATTTCTGCAACATACGTTGCTTTAAAAACTTGCGAAGTATCCACAGTATATACCACCATGCCTAAGGAAAAACAAGATGACCCTAACACAGTGAAAATGGTTAGAGCAGACAACCGTGCATTATGGTTTGGACGCGGCATGACAGGATATGGTGATTGGCACTTAGGAATATACGGATACAGTGCTGAGGCTCTTGAACAATATCCTAAAACAGTGAGTCAAGAAGAAGAAATTGAAAAACTAGAACAGATACGTTGGCTAAAAAATGGTTGGCAAATAGGCTGTAATAGTGTACAATATAAGGGAATAGAGATAAACACACCTGAGGATTTAGAGGAATGGCACAACAAAAACTCCCAATAAAAGATATACTTGCCGCTATAGATATGGGAGCTAAAAATGTTTGGGACGAGATAACAGATGATGAGCGTAAACAAGTTAGCTTTTGGTTACTGAATAGATATGTAAGTTCTGTACAAGGCAACAGAGATAAACAAGAGCTTGCTATATTCAAAACAAACGAATACTATAATAAAAACTATATGGAAGTAAGCAAACATCAAAAGTTACAATGGCAACTATTGTGTATGAGCGGAGCTACAGATAAGATAGAATTTCATCCCTGGATAGGATTCAAAAAGAAAACACAAGACAATAACAAACTTGTAAAGGTATTAGAACAAATTTATCCTAATATGAAGCAGGATGAAATTGAAATGCTAGCCAATATCAATAGTAAAAAAGATATAAAACAACTTGCAGAAGAATATGGAATTGAAGCAAAACTCTGACAAACCATATAAGTGTGAATATTGTGGTAGCAGTTATGTAAGAGAAAAAACTCTTGCGGCGCATATGTGTGAAAAGAAACGTAGGCATTTACAAAAAGATGAAAAGCGTGTGCGTTATGGTATGTATGCGTTCAACAGATTTTATAAACTAAGTGCTGGTGCTAAGAAAGAAAAAACATATGAAGACTTTTGTAACTCGCAGTATTACAATGCTTTCGTCAAGTTTGGTTCGTTTATCAATAATGTGCGTCCTCTATATCCTGAGCGTTATATTGATTATGTCGTGACGTCTGGAGTTAAACTTGATCATTGGTGTAGAGATGAACTATATGAAAAATACGTACTTGAATTTATACTTAAAGAAGATGTTACAACAGCATTAGAACGTAGTGTACAAACTATGATGGAATGGGCTAGTGAAAATGAACCGGCAGCTTGGAATCATTATTTTAATTATATAAGTTTGAATAAAGCAGTGTGGAATATAAAAGACGGAAAAATTTCTCCTTGGTTACTTTTGAATTGTGAAAGCGGCAAAAATATGCTAAGTAAATTTAATGATGAACAATTAGAAATGGTTTATCATGTAATTTATCCCGAGCACTGGGCAATGAGATTTAGAAAACTGCCTAAGGATGTTGAACTAGCAAAGCAAGTGGCCAAGGAAAGCAATCTGTGAAAAGATTTATTCATATACCAAAAACTGCCGGAAGAAGTATGATAAAGTTTCTACGCGAAAACAAACTTCCCGTCAACAGTCCTAGAACAAAAGATAACGGCGCAGAGACTAAAAAACATAGAACTGCATACAAGTATTATAACGACTACCCGAACGAAGAACGGTTTTGTATTGTACGTAATCCTTATTCTAGATTGGTAAGTTTTTATAATTATAGTATAAAAATGGGTTGGTTAGAAAAAGATTTTCCTTGGGCACAGTTTGTAATGGATCGTCCATATGTGCGAAGTTTAAGAGATAATCAACCGTGGCGATTGCAAGTAGATTACATAATGAATAACAACAAATTTTATGTGCATAAAAAATTTAAATTAGAAACTGAATTAGAAAAATTGCAAGCATACTTACATACACCTAAACCTTTTCCTAAAGTAAATGTATCTAAGCAAGATGGAATAGCATTGCCATCATACTATACAAACAGTATGGTATTAGAAAGAGTACGTAAAGACTTTAAAAAAGATTTTAAACACTTGCACTATAGTAGAATGATGTAATGAAGATATTAATTTTTGGATTACCAGGAAGTGGAAAAAGTACACTAGCAGAACCATTTGCTCAACTAATAAATGGTGTTTGGATAAATGCAGACCAAGTAAGAGAAAAATATAATGACTGGGACTTTTCATTGGAGGGCCGCATAAGGCAAGCACAACGTATTAGATTACTTGCAGATGGAGTAGTGATGGCAGGTAAGGTTGCAGTTGCAGATTTTGTGTGTCCTACAGAAGAAACAAGAAAAGCATTTGGACCTGATTATACAGTATGGATGGATACAATAACAGCATCTGAATACAAGGATACAAATATACTATTTGAGAATCCGGTTAATTGTAACTACCATGTAAAAAAATGGTTCACGGATACACACGCACAATTAAGTGAGGTTGTAAAAAATTATATGCGTAAACAAGACGGAAAGCCTACGGAGCCAATATGATTTTACCTACGCCAGGCTACATACAATCTACATTACCTACAGATTTATTCAGCGACATAAAAAAAGAATGTCATAGAATATTAAAAGATGAAAATAACAATCCTAATCATACCCATAGGTTAGATGCCTATAGAGAAAACATTGAGACATATTTTTGTAGCATTTTACAAAAATATAATGTAGAAAAATATTATTTAACAAATGCATGGATTAATTATATGCGTAAGGGAGAGTTTAGTCCTCCACATACGCATACAGGTGATTTCAGCTTTAACATATGGATCGATATTCCATATTATGCAGAAGACGAATATAATCATCAATCAAGCAAATATAGTAATAAGATAAAACCCGGATCGTATTCTGGTGCGTTCATTTTTCAACACACAAATATTTTAGGTGAGCTTGAAGATACTATTATCAAAGGTGATAAAACATTTGAAGGAAATTTTTGTTTATTTCCAGCAAAACTTACTCATCAAGTATTTCCGTATTTTACTAGCAATGAAATAAGAATTACAGTGTCCGGAAATTTAGTAAAGGAAGATAATGTTCGATCGTAAAAAACCAACAGTTTGTATGATAGGTAGATGGCAACCTTGGCATGAAGGTCATACAGAATTATTTAAAAAGGCCTTGACAATTACAGGACAAGTTGTTATAATGATAAGAGATGTTGAAGGAGTTGATGCTGGTATGGGTAATACAGATAATCCATTTAATGTTAATGACGTTTGGACTAATATTGAAATGGCGTTAGCACAGCATGATTTTATATTTGGGCAAGAATTTTGGATTATGACTGTGCCTAATATTGTTGATATAAGTTACGGTCGTGGGGTAGGTTATACATTTACTGAACATGATCTTGGCAAAGACATACATGAGATAAGTGCAACAAAAATAAGGAAGCAAATGAGAGAGGACGGTAAACTTGCCTGATATTGATATAGACTTTGCTGATAGAGATATTATATTATCACAACTAAGTCACAGAGTTGCAAAATTAGATACAGGAAAAAAACACAATACAGGCGTGTATGTTACCGAATGTCCACACAATCCTGTAGATAATTTATGTACAGTAGATTATAAAACTGCTGAAGACAGAGGATACTTTAAATTAGATTTTCTAAATGTGTCTATATATAAAGATGTAAAAGACGAGACACATTTAATAAGCCTAATGGATAAGGAGCCACTATGGGAACTTTTGGAACACAAAGACTTCGTAGATCAGGTCTTTCACGTAAGCGGGCACGACAGTCTATTGAAACAATTGAAGCCTACCTCGGTAGAGCAATTGGCGGCAACACTGGCAATAATTCGCCCAGCAAAAAGACATCTTGCGGACAAAGATTGGCAAACGATAATGAAAGAAGTTTGGACAAAGCCAACAAACGGTGAATACTATTTTAAGAAAGCACATGCTATGAGTTATGCAGTCGCATGTGTTGTACATATGAATTTAATATGTGAAAGTGCTACTACGTAGGTTTGCGTATTAATTGAACACTTTTTCTTTTAACTCTTTTGACTGTAAGATTGTTTATATTAGTAACTGGACCTATTGTTACTCTTACATCTTTACTATTCATAGTCAATAAGCAATGATTGAAGTCTTTCATATCTTCACGCAAGAAGATATTGATAGGTATCATTCTATTTGATTCCCACCACCATACACTTCCTAATTCTAATAAACGTTGTTTTTCTTGTTCTGTTCTTAGTTCAGTGTACACAAACATTGTAGTTACATATTGATCTTGATTTGCAATGATGCCTACATATTCGTTGCCACCGTAAGTAACTACGCTTATATATGGAAAATTTTGTTCTATATCTTTTGTTAACATTAATCCGATAAATATTAG